ATATCGTAACCAAATTTACTTTGTGGTTGTGGCTGTGTACTTGTTAATGTTTGTAATAGATTCCATTCATTGCTTTCTATTTCAACTCTATCTTTAAATGATAGCCCGGTATTAAATCTAATTAAATTACCAGCCGGATTAGTATAGTCGGTGGTAAATTGTCGGAACACTCCGTTAACACTTACATCAAATAATGGTATTCCGCTGCTATAGTTTAAAGTCCTTGCTGCTGTAAAATCTGTGCTACCCGACAGACTGTCAAATGCTTCAATCGATCTATCATAGATATAAACTGTGCCCGAGTTAGTATTCTCGCCTACTGCAGAAATTACTAATTGTCGACCATCGGTGCTGGATTTTAATTTGTAACCAAAATCAGTTGAGCCTAAATCAACTATACTGTCAGCTAAAGTATAATAGCTGTCCTTATACACCAGATAACTTTTAGTTGTTGCAGTTGCAAATACAATTTCGTTGTTACTACCGCCGCCTATGCTATTTAAAGTATAGTCAACTGTTTCTTCTAACAATTCTCCTGTATTGCCATCAATTACTCTAATAGATTCATTTTCAGCTGGATCTACGGCCCAGTTAATTTCGTAAGTGTCATCAACAACAGTAATAGTTGTACCAGCTGTGACAGTTTGAGAAATACTAACTGTATAAGTACCTTCTTTACCTGGGGCCCTAAAACTAAAATTAGTTACATTAGTTATAGTAGCATTCTGAGATAAAGTAACAGTACTGCCCACTTTACTTAACACAAATGTGTTATTGGGTATTCCCGATCCACTTACAATTTGACCTGCAACAACATTGGTTAAATTAACTGCACCAGAAAATATTAAGTTAGCGTTTCCAGTGGTGCTAGATCCTGTGATAATTGCAACCGGAGTATTTGTTCCTGTCTGTTGGTCGACAATTAATGTTCCAGCCGATACACCGGATCCACTGATTTCGTCCCCAATTTCCAGCGTGCTTGCAATCATTGCACTGACAGTCAACAGTGTTGTAGAAATAGAGCCAGTGAATGTAGCAGGTCGCAGCGTTATTGATTGTTTAGGTATATCGATTCTTTTATAGATATTAACAGTATTATCATCGGGTGCACCAACAAATAACCATCTGGCATCCTTACTGACAGATACCGAGGAGCCTAATTTTCCGTTTGATAATGCTGCTCCAAAAATTATTTGATCTAGGTAATAAACAAAACCAATTAAATTATAAATTGCTACATATCCTCTGTTGGAACTATATTCGGGCGCTCCAACAAACAATTTATTTCCGGTCAAATCAACTGCGAACCCAAATCGATCATTGGCTGCTTTGGGACTAGTTAGTGTTCTTCTGTATGGAGAATTTCTATTTCCAATATTATAGTATTCAACCAGTGGCCCTGTTGCCTGGGGAACTCCGACTACGGCAGTTAGTTTATTGTCTGAAATTTGTAAATTTGCACCCCAATCGTTGACCGTTAGAGGAGAATAAAATTCGTTATCCCAAGTCCAAGAATTAGATTTTTGATAAACCGCCCACTGACCGGGGTAATCTACCCATACTCGATCATTGGCTAGCCAATCGGTTCTCTGGGCAATATCAGTTAATCTATCGAATTTTACCGATTGTAATTTAAACACCATGCCCGAGGACTCGACTCCGCCGGCTGCTTCTAGATACTGAGACTTCAAACTGTCTGCCTTGGCCACAACAGTATATAATGTATCTACAGACAAAATTTGATATATGCCATCTAACACAGGATCAAAATCTTTTACAATAATGATTTCCCCAGGATCGAGATCGTGTGGCTCAGCAAAGGTTATTTCAGCAGTTGTGTCTAATCCATATGATATACGACTTATGATTAAATCAGTGCCACTGGCTCTAAAAATATTCCATTTACTTTCAAAATCTTTGGCTGTCCAGATTGTATATCCTATGCCAATATTTTCAATTAATTCTTGTCCTTGATCTAAAATATCAGTGATATCAAATATTGTTAGATCAATTTCGTCAATTGAAACAAATCCAGCAGTTGTAATATCTTGTTCAATACCAGTGGAATTTGCTGTTCTATAATTAAAAATAGTATTATCAAATGTCAAATCTTTGCTGTATAAATCACTGACATTATACGATTTAAAAGGTTTTCCAGAAGCTGTTTCATTGTTGCCTAATAATTCAATGCCAAATGGATTTGAATTATCAACTGATTCGGTTATTATTAACTCTATTATTTTTTGGTTATCTACTGCTCCGTAGGTACCTATTCTAACAGCCCACTCTTCGTCATAAGATAAATTGCCGCCTAACTTGTTGAATGTTGCTGATGTTAGTGCATCTATACTGTTTTTAGTGCCTTTTTCTTTAACGAATCCTTGATAAAACTTTACTTGAGACTTTGAATCTACACCTAATGCATCTAAATATTCTCTATTTTTAAATCCAATCAAATTATTGCTGTAAAATTCTAAATCAACATCATAATAATCAGCATCTAAATCATATATGTTGACAAATTTCTTTGCATTACCGGCAAAATTAATAAACAAGGCCGGAGATCTATTGGCGGTGGTATTCAATGTCCACTTACTGAAATCAAATTCGATCGTTGCTGGTAAAAATTCATTGGCAGCATAAACTCTATTTTTCCATGTCACTAGATCGCCTTTTAGATAATCAGTATTAGTTTTCCATTCGGGGATTATTCCGTTATTGTAAAAGAATCCCGGCGAATCAAATCTTCCGGTCCATCCTGCAGTTTTTAATCCTGTTAATTTCAATCTAAATTGTCTGTCACCTAAATTAGGATCGTATAACACATCATTGAACACAGTAAAGTTATCAAATATTATCACATGTTCGTATTGAACCAAAGACAGGTCAGCCAATCCAATAATTTTATTATTAATAGTTTCAATTTCAAATGTGTCAGAGTCTCGCACTAGATTATAGTCATTATTTTTAATTGCTGTAAAATTTTGATCCAGCAATCTTGATCCAGTCCAAAGACCATTTATTTCATCTATAGTAGAATTACTGTCATTTAATACCAGTTTTCCAATTCCGGGAGTAAACACAATCAATGAGGATTCTCCCCACCCTTGTTCACTCCATATCAAAAATTCTTTAGCACTTAATTCCCAATCGAGTTGACTCTTTAAATCTTCGTTATATTCATTAAACACAAATCCCAAACTGTTTAGATATCGCTGATAACTAATTAAAAAATCTACTACTTGTTGTCTATTCTGAAATTCATAGCCATAGGGTATTGTCAGATATACTAATTGAAAATCTTTATAAATTCTGGCAGTTTTTTCAATACCGGTGATGTTTGTGTAATTAGAATTATTTCTACTGGGAACTATAGTAAAATATGGATTATTATAATCATACCCTTCTACAGAATATCCCGATCCGGTTTTTCGTACGATTACTCCGCTATAAACTGCTCGACGAACCGGTGTCGATTTATGCAGATATAAAGAAAAATTTTCGTTAGGCAATAATACTGTATCATTATTGCTACCAGGACTGGCTTGCTCAGCATAAATTTTGATTAAATTTTTATCAGTAAATCCTGACAATTTATATGAAAGTTGAACATTTAATTTATCTAATAGATCACGAACAAATCTATAACCATTTATTCCTTGACTGCCTAGATAATCAATGATCCAGTTTGACCACCCTGACGCTCTGGTAATTTGATCATCTAGATCTCTACCGTTTAAAAATATTTCATTAGGACCAACTCTATTTTTTGTATCAACATACAAATACTGTAACAAATCAGAATCATATCTGTATCGTTGAGTATCTATGTTTATGCCAAAAAACTCAGTGGGTTTGGTCAATGCTAGTGCAATTTGTACAGCAAAAGCATAATCGCTGCTGTTTCTCCAAGCAGATTCAACAGGCCCCATATCACCGATTGCCCAACTTCCAGATACTGAATTACTGTTAAAATTGGTCAGTAAAAATTGATCAGGCGTAAGTAAATCACCGTAATCATCAACAGGAATTATACTGGTTAAATCAGGTCTGACAAATCTAACATCAACGCCCTGTCTAGGTCCTTGTTTTATTATTCCTTGTTCTAAATCTGACCAGAGATTTAAATTTCCTCGTGTGTATGGTGCAGCACCATACTCGTCGTCCCACCAGTTGGGTTTCTCAGAAAATCCCAACATCTCCCAGGGAGAAGTATGAGGTTTGTCGGTATCATAAAAATATTGGAATATAGCTCTCCAATGGCCAGGAATAGGTTCACTGTCTAAAATCGATCGTGATTTTTTAAAATTCCAAGTTTTAGCATTGTTGCTATCGAAAAATTTATTAGTGATATAATCAAATTGATAACTTCCGATCCATTTTAAAAACGAAGCACCGATTACACTATTCCATTCAGCTAGTGTATAGTCAGAATCTCTAAATTTTCCAGGTAAAACATCCCATAACAAAGATTGATATTCTAAATTATATTCTACTTTTAAATTATTATAGATTCTTTTTTCTAGTTCCAACAATAATAGATCTCTAAAATCACCAAAACAAGGAGTAATGCTGCCGTCGTGCCCTTGAATAACTTGTTGTGTTTCGCTATAGCGATCGTCGTTAAAAATTTTAGGTTCAAATTTAGGATATAGTCCAAGTTTAGTAGGTGTTTCGGGTATAAAATTTCCGTCTGTACTGGCATAATCAACAATTAGCAAACTGTCCCCTAATTGTCTTGTTATATTGTCAGTAAGTTGAATTGCCGGAAGGGTTGGTAACACATTATAATCTCTGCCGTTTAAAAGCAAAGAATTATTGTAGTAAACTAAAATTGCTCGATTACTGGCTACTGTATTATCAAAAATACTTTCGATTTGATAGTTGACTAGATCTACATCCAATATTTCATAATTCAATGCAGTAACATCTTTACTAAAAGGAACCATATCACTGTAATACCATGGACTATCGGTTCCTTTTGAAGATGTTATTCGATGCAAAATATCGTCTACATATTCTCTAATTTTATCACTGCCGGAATAATTAATAGTTTTTGAAAGTTCTAAAAATCTGTTTTTAAATTTACTGTATTCTCTTTGAGCATAGTAAACACTATCAACAAAATTAGCCTGATTATGAGTTAAAAATAATGTTGGATATACAGCAGAGGCACTATGCTGTAATATTTTTCCTGCTAAGTTAGCATAATTAAAATCTCTAGAATTGTTACCACCTAATTCTATGCCTTTGAGTTCTTTAATCGAAGAGAAAATTTCACGTGCATGAGATCTAATTTGTCCCAACGTCAATGAATCAAAATTCTGATTTAATGGATTATTTTCTAAATTATTGGGTATCTGATAAAATGCAGATGGATCAACTTGATCGCTATAAATTAAAATATCTAATTTTGCCGACTCAGCAGGTGTACTATTTAAAGTTACTTGAGTCGTATTACCAGTGACTGCATAATTAAACTGATCAAAGTTTAATAATTGGTTATCTATATATATTTTAATTGAGCTAATATTATCATTGATCTCAATTACCGGAATTGAAAAATTAAATACCGATGTAGTCCCGTCGGCTATGATAGAATATTGTTGATATTGCTGCGACTTTTCACTAACAGGTTCCCATATGTTAAATTTAATTCTTTCACTCAATGAAAGATTTTTTACAATAAATCCACTGTTAACATTTTTTGAAATTGCAACATTATTTTCAATTACTGAATAGGTATCGCTTTCATAATTATTTGTAAATTCAATGTCGCCTATGTTTCCGATATTTTTATAACTTAGCGGAAATCCTAAAACAATATCGTTGCTTCCATCACCGACTTTGTAAGAAAAAATCTTGTTTCCACTGAATTCGCTGAAATTACTAGATGACAGACTTTCAAATTGATCATCAACGATATCAAATAACGGAGACTGATTAACGCTGGTTTTGTTTTGACTAGCATACCAGGTATCGTTATCTAGGTGAAAATTTTGATTTGCATATGTGCCATATTTTATTTTTACATTTTGAAAGTTTTCTAATACACGAACCGGAGTTAATATTATAGTGTCATTGCCATCTAGATTGATTATACTTATTTCGTAAATAGTTTTACGTGTTTGACTATCTAAGTCGTTGGAAAATATAATTGTTGTGCCACTGGTCAGAGTAATATCTTGTAGTTCAAATAAAAGATCAGCTGTACCATTATTAATACCCGCTCCTGATGTTTTGGCTACAAACTTATCTCCAACAATGTAAGTGTTTGTTGTTGTTCCGGCAATTAAATTCCATTCGGCCTGAGTCGTTGTTCCTAAATTAGTTATTTCATAAGTTCGACCAACAATAAAGTCACCATCGCTATAACTATTGTTAGATGTTCCAGCAAAACTATAAACAAATTCAGTCAACGAAATTGGTGTTCCACCAAAAGCATCAGGTAATACTGTATCATAAAGATCGACATCCTGTACAAATTCTCGACCAAAATTATATAATTGTAAATTTTCCTCGAATTCAATAATAGGACGTTTAGCTCTATAATTTTGATTATAAAGAGGTACAGTATTGTTATACTCGGCAGCTAGTGCAATAATATCCTGATGAAACCATCTATTTTTCTGTGTCCAGTCGTTGAAATCTCTGCTGTTAAGACTGATAGTAATATAATCTGTATTATCATATAATTCGTAATTACTGCCAACACCTACTCCAGGAGATTCAAATTCATCACCGGAAGTAAAGTTGATTAATACTGCATATAAAGCATTCTGATAAACAAAATAATTGTTTGCAGTATAACTAGTATTTGGTTGCCATTCATCATATAGATCGCGAACAGGAACTAAATTTATACTTTTGCCTACACCCTGAACGTAAAATTCTGCATTAGCATAGGTTGTTGGTGTGAAAAATCCGTCTAGACTAACTTTTAATCCATTGGTAAATCGAACACCATTGGGACTGGTATACGATACTTTTCCTAATATTTCTGCTTCAACATCAATGGTACTGAATTCAACGTCAATTAATCTAATTTTTCCATACGAGTTAGTTGAAGAGTTTTGATAGTATAGAAAATCTTTATCAGCCGATATTAACGGAAATGATTGATAAAAATTTCCATCGCGATAAAATTTCAATCCACTGAACGTTTCTCCTTCGGTGATAAAAATGCTAGTTAAATTAGTTACGATATTTACTAGTTCTAATTTAATATAATCTTCACCGGATATAGAAACAAATTTTATTCTGTAAACACCGATCCTTTCACTTAGTGGAATTAAAGAACCAGGATAACCCGGGATAGAATCTCCGGTCCAATCCACATCCGACGTTGTCTGTTGATTAACAAATATAATTAATTTGTTTGTGAGATTACCTTTGTATCCATCAATATAGCCGTTATCTGCTATAAAATCACTTAGTTTTTTATGTTGAATTTGACTATAGGTCAGCTCAACTGCAAAATTAACATCGCCACTGGATGCCATTGAAGCAAAAGAATCTTGGCTATTTTTAGCAGGCACAGTAAAGGTCACCGATCCACTGCTTGTTCCATTGTTAACTACCCCTTGTGCTGTGCCCAGTCTTACTAATTGATTTGGCGACGAAACACTATAGCCATTTAATGAAGGTTCTGTTTGAATCCAAAAATTGCCGTCTACCTGTGTTATATCAAACGTATATGTTCCACCTCTTCTTAATACAATTTCAGGATTCAGATCTTGATAATCTACAACACTATAACTATTTTGAGAAAAATTAAACTCAAAAGTTTTGTTGCTAGGAGTAAATCCGAATCCGATTTCAACTGCAGTCGGTCCATTGGGCAACCAATAATATTGACTAAAATTAACTAATTTGTCTAGATCAAATCTTCCGTTATAGTTGTAATCTTGTGTTGAAAATAATCTAGAATGATTATCAGTAATACCGCCATAATAGTTTATTTTTTGTAATAGATCTGTATAGCTGGCAAAAAAATCAACCTGTTTATTTTGATTAGTCACAACCACTGCAGGCTCAAGTTGATAATTCTGTCTTGTTTGATTATCTTCTTGTATATATTGATCACCCGCTCGATAAACCGGGGCAAACTCACGCCCGACGAATCCATTGAATCTTTTGGTTCTCGGCTCAGTGATTAATTTATCCAGCGTAGACCCGAAAAATCTACGATTATATTCTGTTCTTAGATAGTTTGGTAAAAATTCTAAAGATTTACTTGTAGCCATAGTATTAGTGGAATAGTCTAGTAAGAGATATAAAAATCTCTTACTAACTATTTACCATTATAAAATACGGCCAATTTGTGCTGCAGTAACACTGGGTATAATTTCGACATTATCTACAGTGGCCGAACTGGTTATTATTTCATAGGGTTCAGCATTGACTTGAAATAAATCTCCGAACTCACTGTTTGCACTTGTTGGAGTAATGATAATACTGGCCACGTTAGGTGACAATATACTATGAAGATAAGCACTTAGTTCAGTAAAGTAAAAACTTTCGCCAAAATCCCAATTTTCTATATCAAAATAGTTATTGATTGCATTAATTAAATTTGTTTTGATTTCATTGTCGCTGATTGAAATATTGGGATTTTTGACTACTTTAAATGTTGCTCTCAGATTGTTTTCAGCTTTATTACCAAACAAAGGCTTAAACTTAGCTGGATTTAAAATAAGGCTGTCGCTGATACTCTTGACATTATCTAAATCTGTAAATTCGTTGTTTAACTGGTCAGTGGTCGGTAATTCGGGTTCGATTACTGTTCCGGTTGTATCTTGCAACCATGCTTGATAATCTGTATTGTAATTTCTTGTCAAGATGTAAAGATCAATTATATTAGTGTTACTTGGATCTATACGTTTATAATTGCTGGAATTGTGCTGATATTGAAAGTATAGACCTTCACGGCCTTGATATCTAGTATACCCACTAAGTGCAACAATATCTCGAGTATTGCCCACTAAAACCAGTTGATAGAATTTTGTTGTTTCTAGCTGAGTATAGAAAATTTGTCCCACTGGATATAAATTTTTTGCATTGCGGACCTGATCCAAATAATCAAAGTCTGTTACTACCAATTGATTGCTTACCGGTATATAATCAATGAAAGATTCATAAGAAGTATAGGGACGGAAAAACACACTGTCTTTGACTCCTGTTTCTCCAGGTCTGACTATTTTGGTGAACAGATAAGGATTATCCAATATACTATCGTTGTCTAAATCTGCATAAGTAATCAAAACTTTTTTAGGATTTTGATATCCGTCTACTTCTACAATATTATCGTAGATATTCCAAACCATATCGGTTTCGTAGGTGTTCTGTGTAAGTGGATCGGTGTTTATTTCTAATACATTTATTTGATCTTTGATAATTTTTCCTGTACGAGCGTCGTAAATTCTCTGGTCGCGATCGAAATAAAAATTTGTTTCTCTTTCACTTTCAAAAATATATTTTGTAACCCTTATTTTAACAAGATAAACATTGGAGTTTACTTGGTGTTCAAATAATACCAACCAGTTAGCAGTTGAGCTAGTAATATCAAAGTCTGCTGTGGTATCCACTGTGGTATCCACTGACCATGTTTCTGTAGTATTATCGTAGACTAGACCAAATGTAGAATTTAGTGCAATTTGTTGTTTAATTTCTGTAATTACAGATTCACTTAGTGTATTGGAAAATGAAGTAATCGCATTTGTAATCAATCCGCCACTGGGTACAATATTGTTAATTGCAACTGCTCCTAATCCATTGGTTTTTTTACCATCGCCGGTTCCTAATCCATCAGTGGCACTAAGTATCTTAACATATAAAACTGTTTTTTCTCCGCGATTGGTTGGAGTACCGGTTACCAATCTATTTTGTGCATTAAAAAATGTTCCGGTTGGTGCAGTTACTTCTAAAATACTACCAGTTCTTATCGAAGATAGCCCCCCGGAACCAATGGTCTGAATCACCGCAGGAACTGCAGTATTGACAAAATATCCGGTATTTAAATTGCTGTCAATTGTTACGCTGGTCCAGGCCAGATTAGTTATGGGCACCGGGGCATAGTTTTCATAATAAAAATGCAATACTGCCGGATCGGATAGTTGACTAACTAAAGTATTGCGTATAAATGTGTCGACTTCATTACTAAAACTAAAACTAAATGTCAAAGATAATGGAGCAGTATCTTTATATATTATTCCGTCCTGAGCAAAAATATTTGTTCGACTGTATTTGCCAGACGCATCTATCATTTCTAAATAGCGACTTATTCCACTACTGGTTCTGTTTACTGCTTTTACTTTAATAATATTTGAATAAGCAGTATATGGGTAGATATTATAATCTTCGCCCGATACCATTCTATTTTGTGTATAATATTGTTGCGGTGCTTTAGTTTTTATTTCAGTTAACGTTTCTCTAGCTGCGGCATTATTGACTGTATACTTTAAACTGGCTCGCATAGTCAGAGTTTCGACACGATTATTTCTACTGACATAATTTAAAGTTAGAATAATATTTTGTAATTCTTGACTGCTTATTCTATAAGTCAATCCATTGGCAATTCTATAGTAAAATCTAAAATTACCAGTAGGTATATTAGCAAAACTGCCGTCGCCAAACACAAGAGTAATTTGATCATTGGCTCTGCTATTAATCTGATATATGTTCCTATTCAGACTTTTGTTGTAAATTACATTAACTCCGTTTATAGTAGAAGTTTTATTCCAAATTGTGCTTTCGACATTTGAAGAATTAAGCTGGTATAGCCATTGATCGTCTTGGTTGATATCATTTACTTCGATATTAACTGTTCTATTAGGCAACGATTCATTTAATGCCAGATCAATACTAACCAATTGTCCTTGCTTAAATAAAACAAAAAATCCTGTGTTGTTACTGCTATTACCTAAATTATCGTTTCTATATAGTAAATTAAAATTCTGTCCTAATATTGGATCTCGTTCATAAAGGTATTCTTGTCCTAAGCTAGTTGCACTCACTGCTTCAAAATTCATAGGAATATCGTTAACTGTTTCAGTGAATCTAATAATAGGCTCCTGATTACTGCTTAAATTCACACTGTATTCTTCTGTGCGAATATCAGCAATAGATTGAGTATTTCCGGGTTTGCCAATCACCTGACTGTTGATTAGTGCAGCATTAATAATTGTTCTGAATTGATCTAACCAGTTTTCATTACTGGCATCATTCCAGCTTATAGATAAATTAGCAAGATTGATCCCGTCGTTATCCAATACTGATTCGGTAGTGGAAATACTGTCAATTTTTAATAATCCACTGGCACTGATTGTTCTTTTTGGATTATAATTTATCAGTTTGGCTAGTTTTAATACACTGTCTCTACGTTCGGCAGTGTCAATAAAATTTTCTCTGGCATTCAAATCGGTTCTAAACGCTAAATTTTGCCCTAACCAAGCGATTAAATCAATTAATGCTATATACTCACTGCTTTCAATGTAATCATTAAAATGTTCTGGATAATTTAATCTGATATAATCTATCATACTTTTTCGCAATGTTTCAAAGTCATAGCTTTGAAAGTCGGCATTGCGAAAACTTTGATAAACTCTTGTCCAATCTTCTGCTGCTAAGGTTCTGTTTTGTCTAGTTGTGATTGCCATTTTAATTTCCAGAAATTAATAATATATTTATTAGGTTAAACTGTCGGTGCCAATCGTTGATCAAAAGTTAAAACCATAGTATCGAGTTGGTTCGTATCAACTACACGTAATTCTAATTCAATCTGAATCCCATGCTGATATTCAGTTACTATTGCTTGTTCGATTGCTATTCGAGGATCCGATTGAGCGATTCTTATTATGTCATCCTGTATAGAATTTTTAAGTTCGTCAGTAAAAGGATCAAACAATAAATCCCAAATATCGGTCCCAAAATCCGGATTCATTACTCGTTCTCCGCGACGAGTGTTAAATTGATTGATTAAATCTTGTTTAATTAACTCGTAATCCGTTAATTTAAAATTTTTATGTTTATTTTTAGTACTGAATCCTCTATATATTGTCATAATCAAGCTCCTATGGCTAATACATCGATTGCGTATCTGCCCATATTATAGTAATCTGTTCCACTGGTTCCGTAGGCATCATTGCCATTTCCGGTCTGTCTCCAACCTAATGCGCCTGGTGCACGACTTGTTCCTCTGTTTGGTCCTAATAAATGTGCCACACATAACATTCCGCCTATTGTACATTTATCGTCGCCTTCTTTAATTCCATTGTTGCGAACTAGTTGCTGATAATTAGCATTTAATTGTTCGTACATGACCTGTTCTTGTATTGTGGTATTAGCTAACCAATTTGCTTGGCTGTTAATACCATTTTTTCCTGTCCATGCATTATCAATAGTCAATGCCGAATTTTTATATCGATCATAATAATCTTTGTGTATATAACCACGATCAACTAGTGCAGCGGCACCAAATTGATACTTTCCTGAAAATCCAAATGTATTAACTGCTGAATAATTCCAAGAACTTTCTTTCCATCCTAATTGTGCCATAACGGCTCTGACTTCGCTAACAGATAGTGGTCCTATTCCGCTTATAGGCACAGGCTGTTGTGATAATTTTGATTTATCTAACTTACTTTTAATAGGCTTTCCCGATGCCATACTGGGCCCACTGTCAAGATTGGCCGATCCGGTGCCCACAGGATTTCCTGACCCGTCTAACACCGCTCCACCGGCACCGCTAGATAATACAGCAACACTACATTCAATTGACGATAATGTTGGAGTATTAGGATCAGATTCGTTGACATTGGTATTATCGCCTGTACCGCCCGATGCCGAACTAGATACCGGAGTCGAAGATGCTGGCGGTCTACTGGGAGTCACTGTTGATCCTGATTTTCTACTGTAGGGTTCGTGTGTAGGTGCGATTCCCACTATACTGGTCAAGGATTTCTCAACACTGACCCAGGTTTGACTGTTAGGATCTAGTTTAGTGTCGGTTAATTCTTTTACTGGTATTTCAGACGGAACTGTAATAGGTGACCCGGAATTCCATTCAATTCCACTGGCTGCTTGTCCTCGTAGATTTTGATTAGCCAGAAGTTCAATATTGGCAGCATAAACAGTGGTACTGGCAATGCTGGCCATTGTGGTTGTTTGTGATTCCAATTTAATATTGTTTGCTGCTTTTAGATTAAAACTGCCCCCAGCATTTATATTAACATCACGATCACTGTGTAAATTTAAATCGCCTTGAGTTCTAACATTAACACCGTCGGAAGAAAAAATGTGCAGTTGCCCACTGTTACTTAATTCAATCCATACACTGCCATTACTGTTAGATATGTACATGGTATTACCAGAATCATGCATCACAATCTGATGACCAGCTGCCGTTCTTAATTTAATCTGTTGATCGTTGCCCTGCAAGTCCCCGTCATCCATGACAAATGTATGGCCGCCTTTACGACGAGTCACAAGAAAATCAGCGGCTTTTGCAGTATTTTCGTTTATTTTTTGCAATAGTTCATTGTTATCTTTTATATCCGGATCGGGTCTTCCTGGGGTACTTATACCAAACACATAGCTAGGGGATTCTCGCTGGCTGCTGCTTGATGTTGTACCCCTTACTGTATCATTTTCTAATCCCTGATCGACTAGTCGCAGAAACTGTTCTCTGTGCAGTGGTCTTTCATTTCTGTTTTGAAATCCAGGTTGTCTAAGAGCTGGATTATTCTCGTTGAATTCTAGACTCGGATATGCTTGTCCAGGTTTAGTTTTTTGTTGTATATCTGCCGGCAGTTCGGTAAAAACTTGATTTTCGTTCCATTTAGACGAAGAAGCCAGTGCAGGCATCATATTATGACTGGCATGTGGACTGATGCAGGCAAACCAATAGCCTTTGTCGGGTCTACCATTGATAAAAGTAACCAATACCTGAGCTCCTATGTCAGGAGGAATCATCCACATACCGTAAGTATGATTGACTGTATTAAACGTCGTATCTTTGCTTCTATTGGCTTCTAAATATGTGCTTCCCATATAGGGACTGGCATAATTCACCGGGCGCCAATTAAATTCATTATTTTCGTCGCCGCCTAAATCTGGAATCCAGACTTCTAGTCTACCTTTGCGATCTTTGTCGAAATTATTTTTAACTATGCCTATGTATACACCAAAATCTAGTTTACTTGACGATAGATCGACTCTACTAAAATCTGCTGGTTTATTATTAACTTTTCTGTCGTGACTCATGTTTTATCCTGCATTGGCGTAATCTTCTGTTGATGGTGGCTCAATTTGATCAGCTCTTAGAAAGCCAAATCTTTGTAATAATCTTTCATTTAGTCTTCTATTGCCGGCAACTTGTTCTGGAGTAATAGCCTCTGGATTATTAGACTCGTTTTGAATTCTTAGAGCTTCTAATCGATCTTGATCAGTTACTCCAGGTGTTGGTGGTGTTTCGTTGTAATTTGTGTTTGGATCGGCTGCTGCATCTGAAAAATTCTGAGGAACAGTAGTATTAGTTGAAACACTCAATGATGTTTCTCTGGCATTCGGAATCTGTTGTGTTACAGAACTATCAATCTGTGTAGCTTCTGCTGTGGCATCAGACGTAGTAGTAATTACACGTTCTCCGGCAGTGTTTTGTGTGACTGGCCCGACCACTGATCTATTATTGGTTCCGACATCGGGTTTTCTTTCGGATTTTGTTACTGTCCGAGTATCCCCAGGTTGATCAAATAATCTAATCAGGTCTAATGTTTGTTCAAATTTTCCACGATAAAAAGCATTTTCGACTCTAAGTATTCGATACAACCCTGAAAATTTACTGGATTTATACTTTTCTGACACGGCCAACAAACCGTTTTCTCCATAATCAACCGGTGTATAAAATAACAATTTGATATATCTTTCTTCGAAATCGAACACAATACTGTTATTTTTACTCAAAAGTTCTTTTTCAAGTTCGGGGGAATTTTTTGGATTATAAAAAATTTCGTCCTGTTTAATATATCTAGGATCCCCAACGATCTTTAATCTTATACTGATCATTTCTCCACGCATGTTTGACAGTAAATGATTAGAAAAATCCGCTACTGCAACACCCTTGGCAGTTTCAGTATCATAACTAGATAATACATTAGAAATATTAGTAGATTGGTATATTGTTTTTAACGGTGTAAAGCTACCAGACGTAGCGAACCCTCGAGAATTATCAACTTCGTCGCCCACTGTAGGTGCCGAATTCCAACTATCCCATTGCTCCCTATTGGCTGTGGCCATTTGAAAAAACATAGTATCAAATTTAATCTCGCAGTCTAGTATAGAGCGATTGTCTCCGGTAAAAATATATTTGTACTCATGTAGCCATCTAGACGGAAAACTTTTAGGTGCCAAAGGACTTTTTGTGTTATGCACCAAATGCGGAACAACATGATATGTAATAGTTCTTGCAAATGTATTTCTTCTGAAATCATATTCATTTATTGTCACAGTGGGTATTATTTTAAACCATCG